TATTTAACACGACCTGGTATATCGACGGGCGAACTTAAATGATTGGTATCAATGTGATCCCAATAGCTTTCTGAACCGTCAGGGTATGGACTTTGGTCCGCGTCAACCAAATCTATGCGAGTAACAGCCCCACCGTCTACAATTGCTCGAGCAGTGATACCGGTATCGACCACATCACCATCATAATCAACTGCTGTGATAACTACTTGTGGAGGGTTGCTATATCCGCTTCCTCCATTCGTAATTCCAATGTGGCTAATAAGGCCGCCGGTTTTTTGTTTTTGAGAAGGCTGAACATTAGGCGAACTATTAATAGGAACAAACTGATTAGTTACAAGAGGATCACTAGTATCAATATTAGCAACGTGCGCCCAAACATAACCTTGCGCATCACCTTTAGCAGTAACTCCATAAGTGGAAGCAGCTGCTGGTTCTGTAGTAGAACCGGCCACTGCAGTAAAATTAGATGTTGTAGCAGTGTTAGAAAGGCAAAGATAAACTTTATTATTGTTTGTTACTACACAAGGATAAAGATCGCCTGAGGTATAAAACATATCATCATCAGCTTCGTCATAAACCTTATACTTTCGGCCTGGTGTCCATGGGTTTTTTGCAATAAGCTGTTTAACACCTGTAGCTGCTACGTCTTTCAATACTGAAAGATTTGAAATAACATCATGATCTTCTTGAATTGTTCCTTCTGGTGAAGGCGGCGAGAATCCAGTAGTGCTTTCTAAATTGCCATTAGCATCAGCTTCCCAAGGATCAGCTTTACCAAGACCAATAGAATATCGGTTATTAGTTCTGTATGGCCAGGAAGTCGCGCTTGGGTTTTCTGATGATGAATCAAAATTTGAATCAGCAGAAGCTTTTATATCGTTCACTAAAAGTCTAGCTTGATTTCTACGAAAATCGTCTGTAATAATTGCAGGCATAAGTTGTTTCTATTTAAAGTTATTTATAATGTTTACGCAAGGATATTTTATTCTTGTACACAATTTTCTACACCACCAACCAAGGTACAAACTTCACTGCCCTTTGGATATTTAAGTTCAACTGATGGTTGCGGTGCTTCTTCGGCGTCAAGTCTATTTGCTACATATTCTTGCTGGTATTCATTAATTAGTGATGAAAGAGGTTGTTGAAAAATGTTTAATTTAGAAAGTTGTGTTGGATCATCCCAAAAACCTCTTTCGTAATAATGAGCAGCGTTAATTTGGTTTGACCAGTTGGTTGATACATATTGCATCTTCGCTTTAATACCAATACTACGATTTAAGTTATTAGCGTTAGGCCTTCCAAAAAGTGGAAAGTAGTTTTCTGCAACTGAAATAATTTGCTCATTGATGTATGTTGAAAACCAACCTGGTTGATATCTTGGTGTGTGTGAACCTTCGTATGAATCAAAACCGCGAAGTCTAGGAGGCCTTAAAGACGCGAACCATCCTTCAGTGTCATCGGGTGTTTGTTCGTATTTTTCAAACTTATCCCATCGGCTATTTGAATTAGCAAATATGTCGACTAAAACAAAAAATTTCATACCAGCCGGATGTACTAATCGTTGGAATGCGCTTTCCCACCTTGAAGCTTCAACATTAGTTCTAATCCTATAACTATAATCCTGCCAAAAGTTCGAATCTTGAATTTTATCAGCATTTGACAGAAATCCTGAATCCTTTGTATAGACGCCACTAACACCTTCACCATTAAATGTTCCTGCAGAAAGTTTAAATAAGTTGTCTCCTGGATAATAAACATCAACTAACGAATCAAACATTATTTGAAAGAAAACACTAACACTTTCTGGTGTACCTTTTATTCGATAATAGTGAACAATTCTTTTATATAGAGTATTGCGATCAACAACATTCGAATTAGGAACGATCTTAGCAATTTCACTTTGAATAGCATCTAAATATTTTTCAGATGTTACATCAATATCACCTTCATCAATAATATGATCTAGCTCATAGGAAGCATATCCTTCACGATTTAAATAGCTATAATATTCCTCCATAAAGGAAATAAGATTCGCTGCAGAATCACGAAGATATTGCGGAACCAATTCCCGAACTTTGTCTCTTTCGTGATTTGAAGGTCTATAATTTGCTATTGAAGTGTGCATTAATTCTAGCGAGGTGTTGTTACATAATCATCTATACCTGAGGTTCCTCGGGTTGCGATAGTGTCGACAGTAGATGTAATATTAGTGTTTTGTAAATCAATTTCGATTATTTGATTTCTCTTAGGTGCGATGTCATTTGATTCGGGTCTAGCGAATAAAGTAATTATCGTATCTGTGTCAACATTAAAATCATTAATTTCTATAATACCTGTTGAGGTATCAATTGTTCCAACATTTCTAGCATCTACAACTTTAACCCCGTCAGAACTAAAAAAGCAGCGCGATATGCTACGAATATTTTCAACACTTGTTTCTTCATCCTGTAAGTAGTATGTGATTCCTCCACTTACAAAACCGCTTGTTGAGATTAAAGACTCTGTAGGATCAGAAGGATTATCAAGAGGGAAATTGAATTCTAATTTGTATGTTGTCGTATTTGCGTTTCTAGCTATGAATTTTTTCAAACAATAAACACGGGCGTATGAACTAACGATAGAAGGATCTAAGTCACTAATGTATTCTAAGAATTGCGAGTAGCGGAATACTCCATCGAATGTTTCAAGATTGTCGTCGCTAAACTTTGAAACACCATCTCTGACTAACGCTGAAATGCTACCAGCACCTTTATTTGTAGTAGCAGAGTTGTAGTTAACAAAAATATCAAAATAAATAAATGTAAATTCAGGATCTACGAATTTTGGTCGAACAGTTAAAATACCTTTTGAATCTAAGATAGGAAGTAACGTATTTTTTTCTGTTTCTGTAAGTGTTGCCGCATTTGCTGGTTTAGCTGAAATAAATACTCGGCCGTATTCTGGAGGATCGTTATCTTCTCCGCCCCATACTGAAATTGCTACTGCTGTTGAGTTAGAACGAATTAATGCTTTATAGTCATCAGTTGTAACTGCTCGGTTTTGGGAAAGAAATTGTAAAGGCGCGTTTGATCGAATACTTTCAACACTTTCCTTGCTGCCTCCACCTGAAGATGCCCCCGCAATACTAATTGTTGGTGCGGGCGATAAGCTAGTGTTTGTAAATACAGAAACTCCATTTGCTGCAGCACCTTTTGTGGAAAGATATTTAATTTGTATAACAGAACCTGGGAGAGGTTTCTTACCAATAACATTGTCTCCAAACGAGATTTCAAATCTTCCGTTAGGATTTTCATTAATAAAGTAAACATTTGAATTGCCATCAATTCCAGGCAACTCAGAAAATTGTGTGTATGTTTCTGTTTGTGTAGTACCGATTGAATCACTTACGCTAACAACAATTTTTGAACGATCAACATTGACATCTGGTATTTCAAATTTAAGGTTTGCTACTTTATCATCAAAAAGATATTCCTTTCTTTTAATTGCACCTTCATGCGCAGAAAACGGCAAAGTAGGATTGTCAACATCATCAAATACAACAAACGAATATGATTGATTATTAAGAGTATCAGTTGCTGTAAATGTTGTACCTTCTTTAATTTCTGTAATAGAAGAATCTAAATTGCTTAATGTTATTGTGATAGCAGCAGCAGAAACACTTTTTGGTGTGTACCCTAATGATTTCGCACGAGCTACAACATTCTTACGAAGTTGGGCCGAAGAAATAAATGTTTCATTCGCAGCAAGGTGTGCAAGAACAGCATTATAGTGTGTGTTATGGGCAAGGATGTCAAGAATAAGATTTAAACCAGAACCATCAAAATCAAAATCCTTAAATGGACTATCAGTAAGTTTATAGTAATTTTTAATTTCGTCTTTAATCGAATCGAAATCAAGTTCAGTAATATTGAATTGTTTAATGGCCATAGTTTTTATCTAATTCGGTCGAGGTAAAAAGACACCTCGGTGTTTATATTTGTATTCCTTATTTGAAAAATGATAGTTGCAAGAAGTCTGTTATAATCTGCATCCAATTGTATTTCAACCTTTGGATCAGTGACACGAGGTTCGTGTTCTTTGATAACACGAAGCACTTCGTCTCGTATACCAAGAGCTGTGAATTGATCAGTGTTTTCGAAAAGATATTGTGTAACATTACACCCAAGTTCAGGGTGAAACGGCCGGTCGGAAAAATTACTTAGCACAAGTATCTTAACAGCTTGTCGTATTGCCTGAATATCTGTAACAGGACGAATGTCTTTTGTGTTTGGATGAGGAATAAAATTAAGTGGGATGTCAGCAAAAAGACCAGAAGAGTCTACAGCAAGATCTCTTGGTGCTTGCTCGTTAACATTGAAATCTGATCTTAATGCCATATTACTATTTATATCGAAACTACCCCGATTACGTCAGGAAGATTACCTTCTCTTAATATTAATTCTTCGTACAAACGAATACCTTCTTTTACATTCACCTTTGGATCAAGAAGTTCCCGAATATTCACATTTGGACATGTCAATGGATTAATACTAAACAGGCCTAAGCGTTGAACTTCTTTCAAATTGCCTGTTGAGGAATATGATCGAGTGGTTGTTATAAAGTTTGCGTTTAACTTCGAAGACTTTTTCATAAGAGATATGAAGTAGTTCGCATATTCTTCAGGATCACCATTAGTGACTTTATGGACTACTGAATTTCCAGGAACAAATTTATTGAGCTTCGATGCACGAACTCTTTCTTCGATTTCAACACGAAGAAACTTTTCCCGCACAATTCCATTTACATCTGGTTTAAGATAGATTGATTTCATAAGATTAATTGTTGATTATATAGAGTCTTTATTTACCCCGCTATTTCAAGGTGCGGTCCATCGTAAAAGGTCTTAAAGTCACCACCCCACTTAACTGTTACACCTTGCTCTCTACCAGCTTGTTGAAATAATCTAGCCATTTTTTCTAACTCAACTGGATCATATAATGTACCCTTAGGATTACGGTTATTGATACCTTTGCCCTTTTGCCACACGATATCAATTGCGCGACCTGTTTGATGCTTAGATCGTCCACCTCTCACGTATGTTACAATCGGTCCTGGTGTAGTTCGGCCCTGAGCATATAATTGATTCTGTCTTTCTGGAGAACGATACCCTTCAGTAATTCGGAAGTCTGCTCCTAATTCTCTTGCTCTTTTTATTATCGAAGGCCATCTTGGATCTAACCCTTCTTCAGCTTTCGCTTGAGGTGTTGCAGTGCTTGTTACAGGAGTAGAATCTTTTTTCGCTTGAGGTGTTGCAGTGCCTCTTACACGAGTAGAATCTATTTCCCCCGCAGTAATTTGTTCAACAATGGCAAGAAGACCTACTACTAATATTTTCTCGTCAATAAGACTATGAAGTTTATTAATAAGTTTATCAAAGAAGTTTACGTCGTCTTGATCTACAGTACTAACGATAGCGCCTGGATAAAGCGCACCCTTTTCAACATATTCAACAGGAGTCCATAATTGAACAGACTTTATATCAGGAGTGATTTGTGAATTAGTTGATTTAAATAGTGCATTTTCGATTTGTTCTCTTGCTCCAGCAACTAATGATTCAAAATATTGTATTCTATAATAATCTTTAAAGGTATCCTTTTCTTCTAATTTTAGCCATGTTTGCAAGCCCTGGATGCTTCCCTGCGCCTTCGCCGTCTGATATTCAGGCGTGTGAAGCAGGCGATCATGTCTTGTTGTAATCGGTTCCTTCTCAGAATAATTTACACCTTCTGTCTTATTTTGGTTCGCTGTGGTGTTATCCGGTCTAAATCCTGTCGGATTACTACGAACTTCGTCATTCGTTCTATTTCCACCTGTAATATCAACAGCGTCTTGACCACGTGTTAAGCCTTGCCTTTTAAAATTGTAGATTTCTTCGAGCCCTCCGGTCTGTTTTCCAAACTCATCGAATTTAACGTTCTCGGCACTAATACGAATCGATTCTATCTCAGGATCTCCGAGATAAAACCCTTCTGCTGTCGGAATGTTATCTTTGGGATCCCTTATAATACGGTTGACACCCGCGTCATCGATATAAGATGCTATTCCCGTTACTGGGTCAATAAAATCTGCTGCTGAATTGCTCGTAAAAGCGCCCATTCCATCGAAGCTTTTTGGAATATTATCTTCCCCCAAAATATTTGCTAAATCGATTCCTGCCTGATCGACATCTGAAATAGGCTCAATAGATCCACTATTCGAAGATTGAGAACCAAATTGAATAAAAGGATCCAATAACAACTTTCTCCACTCCTCATTATAGATCTCGCGAGCAGCTCTCGCCATTTCCTCGTTATAACCAGTATTGTTTTGTACATCATCCTGCGACACACTATCCTGAGGCATTGGTCTTATAAATCCTCGCTCGGCCGGCACGATAGGCCTATCTGGCGGACTCGGAGCTTTTTCCTTCTTGACTAATTTACCATCATCATCTGTCTTAGCCTTATCAGTAACAAACTGACATATATCGAATCCTCCGAGGTTCCTCACACTATCAATGACACCTTCGATATCGTCAACAAGACCATCCCACTTTTCTACTAACTTCTGATACGCATCTTCTCC